CAGAATAATTCTGAAACGGAGCAGCCATTTAGAATAAATTTGTAATGTTTACGGAGGTACCCTAGTCACGGACATGGGAAGTCAATTTCACGGAAATCAACTATTTTGTTTGAGCCTCTTGCTTGAGCACGGCTGCAAGCTGTGGATCTTGTTCTGATAATAGCATTTGTTGTGTTATATTGCCCGTTTTCCATGGGTTAACCTGACCTCCACCTGCATTACTTATTGGACTAGGTTTTGCACCCATTCCAGCAGCACTACTAGGCTTAAAATGATGTTCCCAACCACTACCAGGATTTTTAAGACTTGTAAGATAATTTGTTAAATCTTGTTCGACTCCACCATTCAAAACAACTACTTTACCTTCAGCATTTTTTTGTAACTTACCTTGTAACAATGCCAGAGTTTGTTCTGCATTTATAGCACCTAAGTTACTGATCGCTGCTAATGCTGTTGTTTTAGTAGAAGCCAGTTCATTAGAAGTTTTTAAATCTTCTAACTGCTGAGATAAATTTATTATCTGTTGTTCTTTTTCTTGGGCTGTTTTATTGGCTTCCTCCCAAAGAGTTTTCCATTGACCTTGATCTTCCAACTCTTGTTTTCGTTGTTGATCTTTTTCTTTATAAACTTCGTTTAGTTTACGTTTTACTCCTAAACGATCTTCTTCTT